GCAAGGTTTTTGATTTTACGCCCACCGATCCCTATCTTCCTGAGGGGGCAATCCGGGGCGGGACAGGTTATCGGGATCTGCCGATAAACCAGGAGCTCGCTCCGGAGATTGACGCCATGTATCCGGATTACAGCCTCTATCCGGAGTGTGATTATGCGGTTGGGTATCTTACAAGGGGCTGCCCGAATCATTGCAGATGGTGCATCGTACCGGAAAAGGAAGGAGGGATACGACCGTACAGGACCTGGCAGCAGGTAGTGCGGCCAGACACGAATAAGTTAGTGCTGATGGATAACAACATACTGGCGTCCGATTTTGGGCTTGCGCAGTTGGAGAGCCTGGCCGGCGCTGGATATAAAATCGACCTGAATCAGGGAATGGACGCGCGGCTGGTAGACGGGAGCGTGGCGGACCTGCTTGCAAGGTTGAAATGGATCCGGTTTATCCGTTTTAGCTGCGACCAGAAAGGACAGATCGAACCGGTCAGGCGTACCATAGAGCTGCTGATGAAGCGGGGGATTAAACCATATCGGATTTTTATATACCTGCTTGTAACAACGGACCTGGAAGATGCAGCGGAGCGGGTGGAGGCGCTGAAAGGGTATAAGACGATCAATCTGTACGCGCAGGCCGAGCGGAATGACCGGTTGGGGATCCGGCCGAATGCAAAGCAGCAGGAGTTTGCCCAGCGGTACATATATGGCGGGAGTTACCGGTCGGAGACGTGGAGGGAATATTGCCGGAGGAAGGAGAACTATGGATAGGCTAACAAAAAGATATACATATGACGGAAAAAATCATGTTTCGGTTGATAGTAGGGGAAACGGAATAAGTTGTAGTAATTTCTGCACAGGTTGCGGAAAAGCCGATTGCGAAGACATAAGAAAAGCGCTGTTCAAGCTGGCAGAATACGAGGACTTAGAGGAACAAGGAAAACTGCCGAAACTTCCCTGTGCGGTGGGGGATACAGTGCATTCTTTTTCCTTTGGCAAAATCCTTACTTTTTGTGTTGACAGCTTTGTAATTTACACAGACGGAATATATGCAAGGCTTTCGAGCAAAATGAAAGAATATGAGTTTCTTAAAATTGATATGGATATTGCAGATTTTGGAAAGAAATGGTTTGCAACACAGGAAGAAGCCGAAGCCGCATTGAAAGAATTATGAGTATCAAATAGGCAATAAGTAAATGTAGCAAATCGAGAAAGGATAAAGAAATGAAAAAGAAAATCAAACTATTTTTACTGATGGTATGCATCACCGTCTTTATGGGAGGCTGCAGCGAGGCGGACAAGGTAAATGCAAACATTTCTCAACAGGCCGATTATTTTGAGTGTGAGAGGCGGATTACGGTATACAATGCCAGAACGGATATGGTGGTTCTGGAGGCGGAGGGGTACATGTCAATTTCAAATGATTCCGCCGGAGAATTGGTCTGTACGGTGAAGACAGGGCCAAATGAGTATAAAAAGAATTATATTTACCTGAATGAATACACAATGTACGTAGTAGAGGACATCACCGGAACGCATACGGACCCATATCATTACAAGATGTTCTTCCATGCAGAGTTTCCGGTCACAGTAGAGACGAAACCATAAGTAGGAATTTAAACAGAGGTACACCATGTACGGATTCATAAGCGGAATAACAGAGAATGATGACATTTCCTACTGCCCGAAATGCGGAGCAGAGATCACGAGATACTACAGCGACGGAACAGCCCTGTGTGATGCGTGCGGGTATCATTTCGGCGTAGTTGAGTGTGAGGAGTAAGATGCGGGTACTCGTGGCATGTGAGGAATCCCAGGCGGTAACGAAGGAGCTGCGCAGACTGGGACATGAGGCGTACTCCTGTGACATAGAGCCCTGTTCCGGCGGCCATCCGGAATGGCATTTGCAGCAGGACGTGACGCCGCTGCTGAAAATAAAATGGGATATGCTGATTGCCTTCCCGCCCTGTACATATATGACCAGAGCCGGCGCCGTAAGAATGAGAGTAAACGGGGAGATTGTGGCAGAACGTTACCAGAAAGCGATGGAGGCAAAAGCGTTTTTCATGCAGTTTTATAATGCGGATTGCCCCCGAATTGCGATTGAAAATCCCACACCGATGAAGTTGATCGGGCTGCCGCCTTGTGACCAGGTGATTCAGCCCTATGATTTCGGACATGCATACAGTAAACGGACGTGCCTGTGGCTGAAGGGCCTGCCTCCGCTCTTTGCAACGGAAATCATGTCGGATTATGAACCCTATATAAATGGCGGCGGTAAGGATGCGCACGGAAATTACAGGCGATTCCCGGGAAGGAAAGAGAGGGATCCGAAGATCCGGTCAAAGACATTTCCCGGCATTGCAAAGGCAATGGCAGAGCAGTGGGCCGGATTCTGCACAGAAATATGAAACAGAGAGGAGAAGGAAAAGGTGGCAAGAAACATTTATGTAAAAATGAAAGACGGGTCAACAAGAGAATTCAGGCATGAGGGGAGGGCAGGGGGAAGTTATACGAAGGGGATTCGATACGAAGAAGGCTTTGTCGTAATAATAGATGAGTGGGATAATGAGACGGCTATCCCGTCAGCAGATATAGCGGAGGTTAAGGTTGAGCGTCCGCGTTATTGGTAGGGAAATTCACAGAGAGAAAGGAGAAAATTGAAAATAGAAAAGAATATATATCCTATTGAAGAAAAACGGGCCGCAGTAATGGTCAAACGGATCAATGATCGCTCATGTAGATTTAGAATTATTCCAGGGAGTATCTGCTGCATTGAAAAAGGAACGCTTATGGCGGAACGCCCAGAATTCCAAATCATTGATGATGATGGAGATAAAGTTGAACCGGCCGGTAAATTTTTATGGACTGCCGAAACAATTGATCCATTTCATTTAGTAATTGATATTTAAATAATATGCGGCGACCCACTCGTCAAAATGATGTCGCCGCATTAACTGCTTAAGAACAGTATAGCATATTCTGAATTCTTAAGCAATAGCGAAAGGAGAGAATATGGAGACCGTAAAAAGAGATTTTTTAAACAATGTAATCGTAAAGATGTCTATGTACATAGAAAAGGATTCTCTGCAGATTTTAGAGCAGGTTTTAATCAAAGAAATGCTCCCGATCAGCATACAGCTCATACCGACACTCCCTGCTGTCCAGGAAGATGATATAGATTTAAAGAATCGCTATGTCATACAGCTTTTTACTATCAAAAAGAAAATAAAAGATAATACAAAGGCCGCCTATCTTTTATCCATAAAAAAATTGCTCACATTTATTCATAAGCCGCTTGTATCCATGACTGAATTTGATATATCCAATTATCTTTCCTGGTATGAAAACAAGGGGGAAAAGAAAATACAGCCTTCTACATACAATAATGAACGCCGGTTCTTATCTGCTTTTTTCGCGTGGCTAAGGAAATCCAGACTGATCGCTGATAATCCAGTGGAGAGCATTGATCCGATGAAAATGGTAAGAAAGCCAATTGATTATTTTCAAAAAGAAGAAATCATCCGTTTACGAGACGCCTGTAAAAATGTAAGAGAGCGTGCTTTGATAGAGGTTTTGCGCAGCACCGGAGCAAGGGTTGGTGAACTGATCGAAATCAAGGTGGATCAAATAGAATGGAACACTGGGGACATAGTCATTTTGAGCGAGAAAAGCGATTGCTATCGTACATTGTATCTTGACGAAGATTCGAGATATTACCTGCGTGAATATTTGCAGGGAAGAAAAACAGCAAGCCCATATATGTTCCCACAGAGTCGCGCCCCCTATGGTCAGATGCATACCTGCGGGATCAGGAGCCTTTTGAAATCTATAGGAAAAAGAGCTGGGATTGAGTGCCGCGTATACCCGCATAAGCTTAGGAAAACGTTAGGAATGCAATTAAGAAATGCCGGCGCGGACCTTGGAAGCATACAAGAAATTATGGGGCATGCAAATCCGGCAACGACAGCACAATATTATGCACAATCCACGCCCGAGACATTACGAAACATTCGGCGCAGGGTTGCATAGGAGTGATAAGATTGAGAAATCGGCAGAAAAAAATGACAGATCATGGAGTGCCTATGGAAGATATAGGGAGGCTTAAGGCATATTGCAAAGATCCGGAATATAAAGAATTGCTATGGCATGCGATAGTATCATCTGCGCCTGGAATTGAAAAATATGTATATGGCAGTTTGACAACTGGAAAAGGATATGACGCATTATCAAAAAAAGAATACATACCTACAACAAAAGCGGACTTTTATGCTTATCAAAGAAAAGCGATGGCAGGATTTTATCGCTTGCTTAAAATTCTAGGGATATGGCAGGAAAAATGAAAATAGGAAATCACTAAAATGTGTCACCACTTCTCCGCCCCGACCATGATAAAATATAGTTGGGACGGAGAAACGTGCATCCTGATATTTGGAATTGAGAGGTGGTGAAAGTGGCTGCTAGACTTACAGATGGACAGAAAAAAATGATAATAGCTGATTATGTGGAGTCTGGGAGCTACCGAGCAACAGCAAGAAAATTTGGAATATCAGATAACACTGTAAAAAAAATATGCAATGAAAATGCGCAGGTTGCGCAGCAATGCGCACAAAAAAAAGAGCAAAATACCGCCGAAATGTTGGAATATATGGAGTCCAGAAAAGAGCAGGCAAAAGTAATCATAAACAGGTATTTGGAGGCGTTATTGGATCCAGAAAAGCTGAAAAAGACGCCGATACAGCAAATCGCCACGGCTATGGGAATCGTGATTGACAAATTTGTGACCCAACCGGCAGAAAGCGGGCTGAAGGAAAAGAAGCTGGAAATCGAACTTCTAAAAATTGAAAGTCAGATGAAGGACAGTGCGTCAGAAGAAGATGCAGAAGACAACTTCCTTGACGCTTTGAACGCCTCTGCGCGAGAGGTATGGAATGAGCCTGAACAACATTGAACAGCGGATAGAGAATATCCGCAAAGGCATTATGAAGCGCGCCGCCGTCATGAAGGAAAAGGCAAAGAAGCAGGGGTTTGTTTTCCAGCCCTTCTCCATCAAACAGAAAAAGGTCCTCACATGGTGGTGCCCTGAAAGTCTGGTCAAGGATATGGATGGTATCATAGCAGACGGAGCAATCCGAAGTGGAAAGACGCTCTCCATGTCCCTGTCCTATGTCCTGTGGGCCATGAGTACCTTCAATCAGCAGAACTTTGGTATGGCCGGGAAGACCATCGGCTCTTTCCGACGGAACGTGCTTTTCTGGCTGAAACTGATGTTGCGGAGTCGGAAGTTTGATGTTAAGGATCATAGATCAGACAATCTTCTGATCGTCAGCAAAGGCGGAGTAACAAACTATTTTTACATATTCGGCGGAAAAGACGAACGCTCCCAGGACTTAATACAGGGCATCACTCTGGCAGGAATGTTCTTTGATGAAGTAGCCCTTATGCCAGAGTCCTTCGTAAATCAGGCAACCGGGCGGTGTTCGGTGGACGGTTCCAAGTTCTGGTTTAACTGCAACCCGGATAACCCGCGGCATTGGTTCAAAGTCAAGTGGATTGATAAGTCCACCGGGTTTCTCGGAAAAGAAGAATCAGCAAGGAGAACAAGCGAAGGGGAGACGCTGAAAAATATCCTCTATCTCCATTTCACGATGGACGATAATCTTTCTCTTTCCGAGAAGATAAAAGCCCGCTACCGTGGTATGTATGTGGGCGTATTTTTTAAACGATACATAGAGGGGATTTGGTGTGTTGCTGAGGGCCTTGTCTACTCCATGTTTGATGAGGAGAAGCACGTCACCAAGGAACGCATGAAAAGGCCACATGAGTACATCGTATCTGTGGACTACGGAACGGCAAACCCGTTCTCCTGCGGTCTCTGGGCGTTTGACGGGAGAAAGTCCATAAGGGAGCAGGAGATATACTATGACAGCCGAGAGAAAGGGAAGCGGGTTGACGATGAAGCCTATTATAAAATGATGGACGAAATGATAGGAGACAGGCAGGTAGAATTTATTATTGTAGACCCGTCTGCCGCTTCCTTTATCGAAGTCATAAAGAAATATGCCAAGTATGTGGTAAAGGCTGCGGACAATGACGTTTTAGACGGAATCAGAGTAGTAACCACATTCCTGAATAAAGGAATGATTCAGATACATGAAAGCTGCGAGAATAGTATCAATGAGTTTGGCCTGTACTGTTGGGATGAGGACAATGAAGAAGACGCCGTGATTAAGGAAAATGACCACGCAATGGACGATATACGGTATTACTGCTATACGTTCCTGCGGAGACGGTTGAGGTGGATGTATTGATGAAAAAGTTAGATATTACCCTAAATCCGCTTTACGGCGGCAAACCAAAGATTGCAAAAAGAGATGGAAAGTACCATGTAATTCAAGGAAACTTCACCGCTGATTGCGTGAGAGAATGGTATGATACAAAAGAAATCGCTGTAAAGCGTTGGAATGACAGGACATATTGTTTATTACATAACATGAAAGACAGATATTGTTAATGGTGATTAAATGGGACTGATTACATGGATAAAGGCGGTGTGGAACAAATTGTTTAAAAGAGAGATCAAGGAGCGGTTTGGCGCCGATATCCTTCTATCTGACACAATGGAGTCATATATCGGCAGGTTCTACGACATCACCAGCGGCCGCCCATCCTGGGAAGATGTGGAAGACGATATTGAAAGCATAAACTTTGCCGGATTTATCGACGACGTGACCGCAAAGCTGGTTACGCTGGATCTTGGCATTGAGTTGCCGGACACTCCACGCGGGAAGTATCTGCAAAAGCAGGCTGATTATATCCTCCAGGTAATAAATGATAAGGTGTCAGAGGCTATTGGAAACTGCGGCCTCATGTTTAAGCCAAACGGTAAGAATGTGGATTACATAGAGCCAGGGAACTTTGCTCCAACGGAAACAGACAGCAACGGAAATATCCTAGGCTGCGTATTCCAGAGTCAGGTTCAGCGCAAGGACTGGACATATACCCGATTGGAATGGCACCGGTTTGAAGATATGGCAGGTGAGAACGGAGAAGAACGGCGCATTTATCGGATCACCAACTACTGTTATAAAAAAAGGGGGATCAATACCCTTTACAACAGTCCAGGAGACATCTGTAAGCTATCTGAAGTGCGGGAGTGGGCGGGTATAGAGCCAGATGTGGCATTGGAAAATATAGACCATCCGCTCTTTGCTTACTTCAAGAATCCGACGCCAAACCGGATAGATCGCTCAAGCCCTCTGGGAGTCCCTATCTGGCACAACGCGATCAAAGAATTAAAGGATCTGGATGTGGCGTGGGGCCGGAAGTCTGGAGAGGTTTGGGACAGCAAGCACATGACATTTCTTCCTCAATCCACTATCAAATACGCGGATCAGCGGCGTACACAGTTGCCACGTTGGGTTAAAGGCGTAGAGATGGGGGTAGGCGTTGATGCAGATAACAGTATCCATGAGCATGTATCCACTCTCCTGACCGAACAGAGAATCAAAGACATTAACTCCATACTGGCTATGATATCCACAAAGTGCGGATTTTCTCAAGGCTTTTTTGTGTTGGACGAGAAAACTGGCATAATGACGGCCACACAGGTTGAGGCTGATGACCAAGAGACCATACAGACGATCAAAAATATCCGTGACGCTTTGCGGGATTGCCTGCAAAATTTGATGTATGGGCTTAACGTCATGGCGGACCTTTACACAACCATACCGGCGGAGATGTGGGAGACAGAGGACGGAACCGGACTGAAAGAACAGACTAATTTTAATTTTGGCGATATCCTGTATAATCGGGAGGAGGATCGAGCGAACTGGTGGAATTACACCATACAGAATAAAATGCCGGCGTGGCTTTATTTTGTAAAATTTGAAGGAATGACAGAGCAGGAAGCTAAAAAATTAGTGGAAGAAGCACAGCTGAAGGAAGAATCTGAATTTTTTAAGGAGGAATAGTGTGATTATTTGTCTTGAAGAAAAGCATAGAGAAGTGATTGAATCCAAAGGAATGTCAATCATTGAGTTCAAGAGAACTCTTTATAATGCAAAAAAGCACATCGAAAATGTGTTGGAGTGCATAAATAAAATTGGTGATAAGATATCGAAAGCATGGAGCATATTAGCTGAAAAATTTATCGATGCTGTGGATAGTGTGAAAATGTTCATTGAAACCATAAGAGATGTTTACAATTATCCGGTATCAATACGCTATAAGTTTGTAAAAATTTTAAGCAAATGTACTGGTTTGCAAATGTGTAAACTATGGAAAATGACACGCCATACTTGGCTTGCGAGGAGCTGCTGTTAATGCTGAATCCTGATTATCTCTCCAAAATCGCAGAAGGTAGCGAGCAGATCGCCTCCCAGATTCACGAGTACATAATCAGACAGATCATAGACCGCATGATGATTCGTTTGGGCCGTGGTGACAAATACCTCTTGACTTCTTCCGATCGTTGGCGTATTCAGATATTGCAAGACGCTGGATATCTTCTGGAGGACATCACCAAAGAGCTCTCCCAATATACAAAGTTGCAGCAGAAAGAGATTATGGCAGCTATGCAGGACGCCGGAATCAAAGCACTGGCCTATGATCATGCAATTTATGAGGCGGCTGGCCTTTCCCCGATCCCCCTATGGGAGTCCCCTCACCTGGTCAGGCTCATGGAGCGCAACTACAATGCCACACTAGGTGAATGGCAAAACTATACCAGAACCACCGCAGAGGCCGCACAGCGGCTTTTTATCAATGAGTGCGATATGGCATACCATAAGGTCTCAAGCGGCGCTGTAGCCTATAATCAGGCGGTCAGAGAGGCGCTTGAAAGCATAGTGACAGAAGGTGTGTATGTGCGGTATCCAAGTGGCAGGAAAATGACCATAGAGGCAGCGACTGCTATGGTTGTGAGGACTGGTGTGGGGCAGGCTGCCGGAGACATCGCGATGACACGCATGGAGGAAATGGACTGGGATATTATCCTTGTCTCTGCCCATATCGGGGCCAGAACGGGAGACGGCGGACAAAACCCGGGCAATCATTTGTGGTGGCAAGGGCAGTATTACAGCCGTACCGGAAGAGATAAACGCTTCCCGCCGTTCTCTGTGACCGGATATGGGACGGGGGAAGGCCTGAGTGGTTGGAACTGCCGGCATAGCTTCGGGAGTGGCACAGGAGACCCGAGGGACAACCCATATAAGGACATACAGACCGCCGATAATGTGCGGGTAGAGAAGTTAGAGCAGCGCCAAAGGGCTTTGGAACGGCGAATCAGGAAAACCAAACGGGAGGTCATGGGTATGCAGGAGGCCGTAGACAAGTGTCAGGACGATAACCTGAAATTCTCCCTCCAGCAAGACCTTGACCGAAAATCCCATCTGCTAAATAAGCAAAATAAGGAGTATAACGATTTCTGCCGGGACAATGATTTAAGGACACAGCCGGAGAGGCTGCAGATTGCGCGGTGGAGCCGGAAAGAGGCGGCGAAAGCAGTAGGGGCGGCGAGACGGTATGAGAAGGAGAAGAAATGATAACAGTGATATTAGGCATAATTGATTTTTGTATGTTAGCGATTTTGGTCGCAAGTTTTACACATCCGTTTACTTTTATCATATTGATGATTATTTTGGCGTGGGTATGTAAGGAGTGTAAGAAACATGAGTAGATGGCAACCCTACAACCCCAACCCCCACCACAGCCGAACCGGGGATTGCCCTGTCCGGGCTATCTGCAAGGCCATAGACAAAGATTGGGAATATGTGTATGTTGGCCTATCCCTCTACGGCTTTATGGGGGCCGACATGCCCTCTGCAAATCATATTTGGGGAGAATATTTGGAGCGGCGTGGATTTGCAAGGCGCCTCCCGGAAAGAAAGTACACAATCGAAGAATTCTGTAAGGACCATCCAATAGGCGTATATGTTTTGGGCTGCGATGGCCATGTAGTCACGGCGGTGGACGGAATATATTATGATTCCTGGGATAGCGGCGGAGAAATCCCTATTTACTATTGGGAAAAAATTTGATATGATAGGCGGTAAGAATATGACATGTGAACATTGTATGTTGGAACAGCGCGTCGCCGAGCTGGAAAAGGACATGGAGCGTAACAGTATCCAGCATGGAGAGTTTTATAAGCGCTTTGGCCAGCTTGAAAATTTTGAAGCCCGCACCGATGAAAAGTATAATAATATCATGCGGAAGATCGAAGAAATGAGTAAAGTGCTGGAAGAATTAAAGGCCGCGCCAGGAAGGAACTGGAACAGCGCAGTAACATCTGCAATAGCTGCCATTATTGGCGCGGTTGTTGGATATTTGTTGAATGGAGGATTTTGAGATGGATGAGCTAGAAGAAAAAATTGCCGAGCAGCATGAGAATTTAGCGTCAGAGCTTTTGCACGAAGTGAAAGCGGTAATCAAACTGCAGTGGATCCTTATCGCTATTTTAGTGGTGCTCCTGGCCGCAACTAACATATATCATATATATCAATGGAGCCAGTTTGATACTGTGGTTGTTGACAGCGGAGCGGGCGATGGAAACGCCAATTATGTCGGCGGAGACAATGCAGGAGGAATTTTTAATGGCGAAAGTAGCAGCGCGGAAACGCAAGAAATCCAGCAAGAAGAAATCAAAGGGGACCAGAATTAAGCAGAAATAGAGGTGCTTGATTGAGAATACCTGATTTTGTCGGTGCAGAGATAGAATATATTAAGAGAAACGCAAATCTGACACCGCGAGAGGAATGTTTGTTTGATTTGAGAAATAAAGAGGTTCCATTGGAAGAATGCTCGGAACGCATGAATTGCAGCCTTTCCACGGTGAACCGGATCAATAAAAATATGAAAAGAAAAATATTGAGAGTTTTGTGACACTTTAGAGAGATTATTCTGGCGCATATCTGAAATGGTATGCGCCTTATTTTTATGCGAAAATATAGACAGAAAAAAGAATGGAGGAGCAGATATGCCGCAGCCTTTTGTAAATCCCAATTATTATAGTCAATATTATCAGACAGCCATGCCGCAGGTACAACCTCCTATGGATCGTTTGGCGCAGTTACAGGCACAGCAATACCAATTGCCACAAATACAACAGGCAGCACATCCTCCCCAGACTAATCAAGGGCTTTTATGGGTGCAGGGGGAGGCAGCAGCACGTTCTTACCTGGTAGCGCCGAACACGACGGTTCTTCTGATGGACAGTGAGAGCCAAGTTTTTTACCTAAAATCAACGGATAGCTCTGGTATGCCGCTTCCATTAAGGATATTTGATTATAAAGAAAGAAATGCTCAACAGAATATGCCGCAGGGGGCGCCACGAGCCGCGCAGAGCATTCCGGAAGACTTAGACAATAAATATGTCACTCGGAAAGAATATGACGCTTTACAGGACAAATACGCAGAGATAATGAACAAGTTGGACAGCTTTCATGCTTCTACTTTGGTTCCCGAGGATACCAGAAAGCCAGCGGCGGCAACAAATAAATCAAGAGTTAAGGGAGGAGATGCTAATGAGTAATCCTATTTTTCAGGCAATGGGCGCCAATATAGGAAATGCGGGCGCAGGGGGGCCGTTCCGCATGATTCAGCAGTTTATAGAATTTGCAAACGGATTCAAGGGAAATCCGCAGGAGGAAGTACAAAAACTGCTTAATTCTGGTCAAATGACCCAGGAACAGTACAATGTCCTGCAAGGACAGGCAACACAGTTTCGGCAGCTCCTGGGAAAATTCCCCGGGTCAAATGGTAAATGATACAAAAATCTGCGCAGATTTAGTATAAATAAAATTTTTCGGAGGTAATTATGATGGATTCGGGTGGAATACCTATGACTATGCCTGTTCAGCCTGCAAACACCGGCAATAATGGCGGAGGCTTCGGCTGGGGCGGCGATGGCGCGTGGTTTTTAATTATCCTGTTTCTTTTCGCTTTCTGCGGTTGGGGAAATGGAGGCTTCGGCGGTTACGGCGGAGGCGGTGCAAATAATCCTGGATTCCAGGGATACGCAACCCGCGCCGACATCAATGATGGCTTCGCCATGAACAATCTGCAGAGCGGCATCAATGCAATTCAGCAGGGTATCTGTGACGCTACATATGCACTGACAAACGCGGTCAATGGCGGGTTTAGCAATATGCAGTTGCTGATCTCTAACCTTGGCGCACAGCTTGCACAGTGCTGTTGCGATATTCGAGCATCTATCCAGGATGTGCGGTACGAAATGGCAAAGAGTACATGCGACATTACAAATCAAATGAGCATGCACACTCGTGACGTTATTGATAATCAGAACAACGGGTTCCGGTCTATTCTTGATTATCTGTGTCAGGAAAAGATTGATGCAAAGAACGAGAAGATTGCAGAGCAGGCGGCCCAGATTCAGGCGTTGCAGTTGCAGGCAAGCCAGGCGGCGCAGAATGCTGTTTTTGCTGCCAGCCAGGAAGCCCAGACCGCAGAACTTATCCGTAGACTTGGCAGAGACTACCCGGTCAATGCGGTTGTAGTGCAGCCCAACACT